AAACGGCGCTGGAGGGACGCGACGCAAAAGAAAACGGCGCCACCCGTGAGGATCGCGCCGTTCAGAACCACTGTGTAGTGGTGGGCGGTACAGGGTTCGAACCTGTGACCCCTACCATGTCAAGGTCAGGGAAGATCAATGGCGACAAGGACTAACGTGGTCGCTCGGATCGCTTCCCGATCAAGCCAGATCAGGCGCTTAGCAGTGTCGTGGGGTCAGTTTGGGGTCAGCCCGACATATCCCCAGAAGTTCCCGGTAGAGTAACCGCCCATGGCACCCCGACCCCTTCCAGGCGGCCTGCTCATCGCGATCGAAGGTATCGACGGAGCCGGCAAGACCACGCTCGCGCGGGCGATCGTGCAGTCATTCCGATCCGTGGACGCAAAGGTCTCCCTGAGCAAGGAACCTACCCACGGGCAGTACGGACAGCAGATCCGCAGTGCGGCGGCGTCCGGCCGGCTTTCCGCGGAGGACGAGTTCAGCCTGCTCATCTTGGACCGCCGGGAGCACGTCTCGGATCTCATCCAGCCGGCGCTTGGCCGCGGCGAGGTGGTGATTCTTGACCGCTACTTCCCGTCGATGGCCGCCTACCAAGGGGCCGCCGGAATCTCAGTGCCGACCATATTGGCGGCGAACGCTTTCGCCCCGGCGCCCGACGTGCTCCTGATCCTCGATCTTGATCCTGCCGAGGGACTCAACCGGATCAGGAGTCGCGGGGACACGCCCAACGCCTTCGAAGACGAACCGACGCTGCAGAAGTGCCGGGAGATCTTCCTGTCGCTACACCTGCCGAACTCGACCGTTATCGACGCGAACCTGCCGGCGATCGAAGTTCATGCCATCGCCATGAGGCAAATTCTGCTCGCCATTTCGGGCAAGGCCATGTGCGTACACGGCCGGACGCCCGAGGCGGCGGAGGCTGTCCGCGAGTACATGCCCGCCCTCTAACAGGGGGTGGCCATAGTTCCGGCGACGCACCCTGGAACAAGGCCATGTGCTATTCCGCCGACTTCTGGGCGAACTTGTCACGCACCTGAGCGTACTTTCACGGTTCGACCGTTCGTGAGACTCGCCATGACCGACAGCAGCCAGAACCGCGGCGAGCCCGACCGCTCCCGCATCAACGTCAACCAGGAGCACGAGGTCTGGTACTGGACCAAGGCCTTGGACGTCACGGAAGAGGAGCTCCGCGCGGCGGTCGACGCCGTGGGCCCGATGGCCGATAAGGTTCGCGAGTACTTCCAGCGAGGCGGATGACGCCTCGCACTGGCGCCCAAGCTCTAAATTGCGGGGCGATCTACTCTGCTCCAGCTCTCACGTGCGTAGAGGCGAACCTGGCGCCACTCGAGCCTATCCGCATGAGAGCTCGTCTTCCAGCCAAGTTGCAGATGCGGCTCCACTTCGTCCCAGTCCAGCTCGGGAAGCTGTTCCCGACGTGGGACATCGATAGTACCGCCACCGGCGAGTCCGCTTGTCGGCAGATCGTTGGTACGTCATGAACGGGCAATTGTTCGTGCGAAAAGGGCGTCAGGCGACACCGGCGAACCTCGCAATGCCCACCAATGCTACCGAACCCAACATTCCACGCAAGATCGAAACCAAATCTGCGAGCCCGTACGGCTTCCCCAGAAAAGAGACATGGTCGGGCAGCTTCGGCAACTGTGCGCGAGCGTATCCCGACACGATTAGGACCTTAGCCGTGGGCTGGCGCTTCAAGGCCTCTTCGGCCACTTCTATGCCGCTGACCCCGTGCGGCATGCTGACGTCGGTAACGACCGCGTCGAACGAGGATTCCCTAAGGGCTTGAAGCGCGGTCGGCCCATCCTCCGCCATGCGTACGGAGAATCCATGCAGTTCCAAGCCAGCCCCGACGACGAGACGGGTATCTGCTTCGTCTTCAACAAATAAGATCCGCATCCATCCCCTGAGGCCACAGCAAGGCAACTCCGTTTCCGCAGGACGCTACAGATCGTGCCGTTAGCGCGAGTTCAACGGGCTCTTCGGTCATTCCTTTTGCCGCTGGAGCGCCATGATCCGCAGGTACGCGAGCTCTGCCGCCAGACATCGCTTCCCCGCGATGAGAGCCTCATAGTCATCTGGGCTGAATTCCATCCCCTCCCAGCTCTCAGCGAGTTCGAGCAGCCGGCTTCGCAACATGTCATAGAACTCAGGGTCGTCGCCCCCGGTCTTGGCAAGGAACCGGATGTTGGCCAGTGCGAGCTGTTGATCGTTCACGTCTGCCCCCCACGCGCGCCACCCTACAAAGAGCTCTGTGAAGCGCGGATCGATTCTGGCCGCGGCAGGCAACCGGGACTATGCTGATTCTGCTCCCAGAATGCCCATATGCCCATGTGCTATTCCGCCCAGGTCTGGGCCAACTACCGCAAGTACGTCCGCGAGTTCGGCGCCACGATCTCCGTCGAGGAGTTCGCGATCCTCTACTTCCACGACAAGGGCAAGACGCGCCCGAAGACCCCGAAGGCCATGGACGACGCCTTCGCTGCCGGCGAGACGCCCGAGGAACAGGCCATCTGGGGAAGCATCCAGGCGTGGAACGGCGAGGCGGCGACGAAGGCCGAGCAGGAACTGTTCACCCAGACCACGCGCCTGAACACCGCGCAGCGCGCCCTGCAGACGAAGGTAACGAAGAGGGCGCAGGAAGACGTGCGCATCGCCACCAACAAGATCGAGGCGGCGAAGCAGAAGCTGGCGGACCTCCGGCGCACGGATGCCCTGCCCCGCGACTCGCGCGTGTTCCCGGGCGTCTACGCCCCGGTGATGATCTGGGAGGATGGCCGCAGGGTCATCAAGCCCATGCGCTACTTCTGCCGGCTGCCTGGCTGGACCGAGGCCGTCGAGCGCAAGTTCCCCGGCACCTACAACGCCCGGCGCGACAAGCTCGAGTCCTCGTGGAAGGACCTGTTCGGCTATCAGCACGGGATCATGGTGGCAGACGTCTTCTACGAGAACGTCGAGGGGCCGAACGGCGAGAACCAGGTGCTCGCCTTCACGCCGAAAACGGCGGAGCCGATGCTGATCGCCTGCCTGTGGAATCGGTCACCCGGCTATAAGGGTGCGCCGGACCTCTACTCGTTCGCGGCGATCACCGACGAGCCTGAGCCCGAAGTCGCAGAGGCTGGCCACGATCGGACAATCATCAACATCAAGCCCGAGCATGTCGACGCGTGGCTGAATCCCAAAGCGGGAAATCTCGCCGCTCTGTACGCGATCTTCGACGACAAGCGTCACCCCTACTACGAACACCGCCTTGCCGCGTAAAGGAGAGTTCCATGCTGAAGGACCTGACCCCCAGTTCGATCCGCAAAGTGCGCGATATGTCGTTGGCCCGCGACCAAATCGACAGGCCTGAATTCGTGACCATGGCCGATGCACAAAGTGGCGCGCTGGATGCCGTAAGCGCTGCAACCACCGAAATCACTCAGTTCATCCAGACGTTATCGCCGGATGCCCGCGCGGAACTGATTGCATTGGCATGGCTAGGCCGAGGTGACTCGGGTGACGATTTCACGCAGCTGGTGCAGCATGCTCATCGCACCAGCGATGCAGGCGATAGTCGCTATCTTGCGGCTAAGGGGCCGTTGCACGAGTACCTCGACGAGGGCGCGCGTCGTCTAGGCGTCACTTTTTGATCAGTGTTGCCGCTCTTCTTCGCGCACGTACCCAAGCTCGATTAGCATGTCCGTGATGCGCACGCTCGCGTCGTCGTAGCAGTTATCGTTGGCCGCTTCGAGGATGTCGTCGGCGAGATCCGCGAACCGCGGCATGAAGTCCGCTTCGTCCGGGAAGCGTTGTTTGAGGTCGTCGGCGGATATGCGGAGCTGGCGGAGGCGGGGCTCGATCGCGGCCCAGGCGAGCTTTTCGGTCATGGCGGTTACTCCGGGGGAGGCGCGCAGCGTGCCTGCCGATCGTCGCACGGAGTGAGAACGGTCAGCGCGGTTATCCTTCTGACCGGCCGCCAATCCGCGCCTGCTTCTGCCGTCGCAGCGCGTTGATCTTGTCCACGTCGACCTGGAGCCGGTCGCGGTGGCGCTCGGCCCACAGCTCAACCCCGCGCTGCCCGGCCTCGAAGCTGGAGCACTGCCGCGTGATCCGCGGCTCGGCCACCCGGTGCTGCTTCAGCAGGGCAATCCAGGCATCTTGATCGACCCGCCGCGTCAGCCGGGCCACCTCCACCCCGTCCAGCCGGTAGCTGGTCTTGGGGCCTTCCTCGCCGATATAGGCATGCGTCCACTCGAACATGCCGGGCATCGTACGCCGGGCCATCTCAGGGCCTGAGAAAGAGCGGCCGCCTTACGGCGTCACCTGCGCCAGCAGTGCCCACGCGCCGCTGTGCCAGACGTACAGGCCGCCGTCTTCGACGTTGAACACGAATCGGACCTGGTCGCCCGCCGTGTAGAACTGCCAGCTGGTGCTGATGGCAACGTACCGCGCGAGGTTGTTGGCCTGCCCCGCCCAAGCGCCGGTCGCGCCGGTGGCGACGATGTGCATCTCGCCGTCGGAGGGACTTCCAGGCGGCGCGGTCAGGTCCATGTCGAGCACGAAGGTCTGCAGGAGTGCGTCCAGCACGTTCAGCGACAGATTCAACCCTGCGGCGGGATCTTGGGTGTTCTCCGGCACATACGGAATTCCGTTGCTGGGAGTCGTCATATGGTGACCTCGATGTACGGGCCGAGCCCGGTCAGTTGATTTCGCTGCTGCACGCGCACCGTCACCGGGCCGGTGAACGCGGTCAGTGACCCGGTGTAGGTGGTGGCAGCCGTATCGATCTCGCGCGTGGTGGTGCCGTCGGTGAGCGTCAGGCGGTAGCCGGCGAAGTACGCGCCCAGCGCGACGTGCACGCTGCTGCCGAGGCGGCCGACGCCCTGCCAGCTGACGACGGCGTCGATGCCATCGCGCCGTGCCTGCAGGTAGGCCGGCGCAAGTTCGCGCTGCGATCGACCGACGAACACGACAGTGGCGACGGTCGCTTCGTCGAGCGGCCGCCCGAACGTCGCGGCGCGGAACGTCAGCGTGCGGTTGAGCCAGGACAGGTCGGCGGGGATGAACATCGCCGTGTCGAGCAGCACGAAGCGCTCACCCTCCGCATGCGTGCCGGCACTGGAAGTACCCTTCCGGCCGCGGAGCAGGTGCGAGATATCCCACGTGCCCGGTGAGATCTCGTCGGCATCGCCGAACGCCACGATCTCGTCGCCGATCAGCGCACGGTTCCGACGGTTCATCATGCCGGCGAGATCGGTGTTCTCCAGCAGCGCGTCGGGTGTCTTGAGATAGACCTGGACGGTGTTCGTCTCGTCTGGGTACTCGTGCGGATGCGGCCCAAGCGAGGAAACCAGCTCGCCGATGATGCTGCTCGCGTTCGTGCTCTGGCTCTCGATGTAGGTCTCGCCGCCGTCGAGCGACAGCTCGACCTGCGCACCGGGCCACGCCGGCAGGATCCCAGACACGGCGACATAGAAGCCGAGCTGGTCGTGCGTGTCGCGCAGGATGGCGATGTCGAGAAACTCCAGCGCGGTTGCGCCGGCGACCGACGACGGCGGCCGCTTCACCGGCGCTGCGGGAATCCCCTGCACCTGCGTGCGGTAAAGGCTCTGGCGGTCGCGCATCGCTTTGTAGCGCTGCTCGCCGTCCTCCGTCTCCACGCGCGTGAGCATCGCGCGCACCATCTTGTTGTTGGTCTCGACGAACACCGCGTCCGACTCGGTGAGGCGAAGCCAGTTGTCCGGCAGCGCGAACGACAGCTCGCCCTTTTGCTGCTCGACCATGAGTCCGTGCGTAATCGCCACCACCGATGCCGCCTCGTCGGCCGACAGCACCACCGGCGTCTGCAGCGACTGCTCGCCATCGGCGCGCGTGCCCTCCGGACGCTCGCTGCGCTGCTTATCCGTGTTGAGCCCGCCGGCGACGTCGTAGTAGTTCAGGTGCAGAACGCGAGGGACGCCGATGTTGTCCAGGCGCCGGCTGTCCTCGATGTCGGCGTCATCGTCGTCGTCGATCATGTCGTCGTTGGTGATCGTGGCCACCGCATCGCGCCCCCGAGGAACGAACGCCACCTTCCCGTTCGCGCTCGCCGGGTCGAAAAAGAAGACCGAAGACAACGTCTGCAAGATGCCCGCGGCCTGGTAGGCGGAACCGATCGTGTATCCGCGAACGATCTTCTGCCAGTCAAGCATGTTCAGGTCGATGCGGTCCTGCCGGAGGCCAGCGCGGACGCACAGATCTTCGATGACGTCAGGCAGCGTCCAATCCTCAGAACCGTTGCCTTCCAGCTCGAACTGAAGGCGGAAGTTGGCGTTCATGCCAATCCACTTCAGCCCACCGTTCACGCCTCCCTGCAGCAAGCGCTCGACCTGATAGCGATCGCGCTGCTGACGGAAGTACAGCGCCCCGCCTCGCACATACGCGAGGATGATGTCCGAATTGGCTGTCTGGGTGCCGCGCTTGTCGTCGAGGGTGCACCGCGGTGTGATCGCTGCCGCTATGAGCGACTCCTCAAACACCTGTCCGGGCACCAAGGGGTCATACCACCAGAACTTCGCAGCCCCACCCTGCACGAACGCGATGAACGGATTCATGTTCTGGTCGAATGCCAGGCTTAGCTCCGTCACTGCTGGGCGGTTGAACGCGACCGTTTCGGGAGCCGACGGCGCCGAAAGCAACACGTCGCCGGTCGCTTTGTCGTATCGCACCGTCCACAGCTGGACTTGCAACCCCTGACTTGCGTCGTTCAGTGCGATGCCGCCCATCTCATAATCGACGAGCAGGCTCGGCCGTGCCGTCTGTTCGATGAATCCGGCAGCGATTGCCGAAGTTGAGAGTCTGTTCTCGGGAATCATCGGCTCGGCCTACAGACGGGCCACACCAAAGCGCCACACCAGTTGGAGGATCTTTGTCGCGTCTTTCGGAATCACCGGCGTGAAGCTCATCTGGTAGCTGCCGCGGGTCGTGTTGATCACGATGGAGCCAATGCCGCCAGCGGAGTTCATGCTACCGATGGGGCAGTTCATCGTGATGTCGCGGTAATAGTTCCCGGCCGTGTATCCACCAACGGTGAACTGCGCGCTGAGCACGGTGCTGGCTGTGCCGGCCGGAATCCCGGTAATTGGCCCAAGCGTCTGCGTGGATGCCGAGAATCCGACTTCGCCGCCTTGCCGTTGCCTCATCGAAAGCGGGTCAAGCACGCGCCGGAAGCCACTGTTCGCGGAGGTGCACTCAGCGGCACGGATGGTGTAGTTGTAATTCACCCCAGAGATGTTCACCACGCCGTTAACGTCGGTGGTTGGGACGTACTGACGACAGTAGTGCGTCGCAATCAGAATCTCGTCCGATAGGACCGTCAGCGCGGCGGGCTGCCCGAGCCCATCCAGAATCAGCGCACGCGAGAAGAGCGGCTGCGAAGTCTGGTTCGCGCCGTTGCAGAGTCCTATCTCAGTCAAGTTTCCGGCCGCCGCGCCGACTGCGAACTGGCGGGTGACGACGCTAGTCCCGTAGTACGGCGCCGTCGCCTGCAGTTGATCGGTGTAGTACGGCGACGAGCCTTGGCTCTGCGTAGCAACCAGCGCCGCAAGCTGGGTCTGCGTTGCAACCGGCGCAGTGTTACCGCTGCCCACGACGATGGCCTGGCCGACATTGCCCGCGTTCGAACAGAGCTGATCCAGGCCGGAATTCAGAATCATGTTCTTGAAGTCGAGCTCCTCCCGGATGCGCCCATCGGGCCTCATTACCTTGAGGTTCCATCGACCTGCGTAGCGGGTTACCAACTGCGGGGTGACGATCTCGATGCGCTTGCTCATGTCAGGGATCCGGAAAGGATGGTGATGGACTGCTGGTATTCGTCTGGTGGCGTGCTGTAGGTCACGACGATCTGATCTAGCACGCCAGACTGAATCGCGACCGTCGGGATGTATTCGACAGGCGGTGCCGAGTAGGTGACCAGGATTGAGTCGAGGACGCCGCTGATGATCGAAGCGTCTGGCACGTAGGCCTCCGGCTCACTCGCGTAGTCGATGACTGGCTGGCGCAGGACGCCACTGACAATGTCGATGGAGACAGAGAACTCTTCGATCGGAATCGAGTAGAGCTGACCGCGGCTAGTTGACAGTCGCGGCTCAAACGCATCCACGATTTCAACGGGGTATGGCGTCGTCGTCACGCGTTTCGCTGCGCCGCGGAACACACGGACCTGCCACTGCGACCATGCACCGCGCTGGTCGGTGACGTCTTCGCTCGCCAGCACCAGGTACGCCGTCCCGCGGAAGAACGGCGTGTTGCTGGCGCCGTAGATCGCCTGCAGGTCGGGGTCGGGCATCTGGTCGAAGGTGCCGGTGTGCCACTTCGCGTATTCGAGGAACTTGGAGTTCTCCGCCGACATCGAGGGATCTTCGACGTCGTACACCAGGATCCCGTTGCGCCAGACCTGCAGGAGCGATGCTTCACCCTCACAAAAGCCGACGGCGTACGTGCGATAGGCGTATTCGGTCTCGACCTTCGGGCCGCCTTTGCCCTGGCGCTCGCGCTTCTTGACGATCCGCGGATCGCTGTCGGCGATCACGTTGCCCATGATCGGATGCGATCGCCCAAAGATGATTGGCCGGAATCCGCCTTCCTGCGACGTCTGCTGCTGGACGTCACCTATCTTCGGACCAGGCAGGACCTGCTGCGATGCCGAGTACGCGCCGCCGAGTGCGGAGCCGATGGCCCAGCCGAGCGAGGTGCCGACACCGGGGACGAACGAGCCGACGATGGCGCCTACGACGCCACCGATAATTGCGCCGTATTGACCCACTCACCCACCCCACTGAGGTCGATACGCCTCGATCACGCAATCACGGATGCGGCCGGCGAGCGCGGTTTCGATCACCCCATGGAGGTTGATCGAGTGGACGATCGACAGGCCGCCGTGCACGTGATCAGCCAGCAGGCCGACATGCGACGGCTCGCCATTTCCCCACTGCACGAGTGCGACGTCGCCCATCGACCACGGCTCGCCGACAGGGTTACCGAAGTGATCGCGCAGGCCGCGGCGCAAGCGGTCATCCCACGGCTCGCGGCCATAGCGCGCGGGGACCTCGACGGAGCGCGACCAGCCGCCGGCGCGCAGCGACAGGATCACCAGGCCGAGGCAATCCACTGCCCATGGCTTCCGTCCCTGATGCCGCCACGGCGTGCCGATCATCGATCGCGCGTGCGCGACTGCGAGATCCGCGCCGCTCACGCGAGCGCCCTCGGCGGGGTTTCGCCCACCCATCCACCACCGCCGGGCAACTTGCCACCCGGTACGCTGCCTGCGACTCCGTCGCCGACGGGGATCGTGGGCTCGCCTTTGTAGTTCGGCCAGTTGCCGTAGCTGTCGCAGCCCAGCGGTCCTTCCTTCAGCTTCGTGCAGTCAGGGCGGTGCCGGTATTGATGGCCATCCTCGATGGCGTACGGCGTCGTCTCTGCGAGCGTGATGGTGCTTCCGTCTACCGATTCGATCGCGTACCGGCGACCAACGTTCGGCCCGTTCGTGAATTCCAGCCGTCCCGGGAAGAAGCCCGCGAAGCTGCCAGTGAACGAGCGATCGCTCTCAGCGCCGACGCTCGCGACGATGCCGTCTTGCCACAGGATCTCGGCGTTCACGCCGCAACCGGTCTGCGAGTTCGCGGGCGTGCCGAAAACACATCGGCCTGGGCGCTGCCACACGCCGCCAATGAGCTGGCGTAACCGCATCGCATAGGAAAGCAGTTCCGGGATGACGACCAGCCCGTTCTCGGTGCGAACTTCGCCCAGGTCTCCAGCATCGAGCAGGCACGCGGTGCCCGTCGCCGGGTTGGTTTGGTCGAGAACGAAGCAATCCCACTGACCGTCGTCCAGGGCGCCTGATTCGACCATTTCCAAGGTCAAGCCCTGCAGCGTCGTCGAGACCAGGATCCGCCCTTCCGAGTTCGAAACCGAGTACTCCACATCCGACGCGATCGTCGACGGATCGATGCCCTGCGATGCGGAATACGTGATCGGGCCGAACCCATCGCCGTGGTCGTAGGTGATGTCGCGATCCCACATCGCGAAGCCGAGCGCCTGGCCGCTCTTCAACCGGAAACGCACGCACCGGGTGAACACGCCGACGTGCCGATCGAGCTTCGGCTGAAGTGAAACCGGGATGATGCGGCTCATCCGTAACGCTCCTCCTGCAGCTCGATCATCAGTTCGTTGACGCGGCTGGCCACGCTGGTCAGCGGGTTGTAGTCGTTCGCGAATCGCACGCAGACGTCGAACGTGCCCGTCCAGGCGAGCAGCGCACCGGCGGGCCAGACCGTCGTCGGGATCACCAGCCCGCCGATCGGCTGCACTACGAACCCCGTGAACGGCACGCCGTCGGCCGTCATCGCGACGTCGACCGGCAGCGTGATGTCGCGGCTCTTGGTCTTCGGCCCGCGCGTGTAGTGCTTGACCAGCTGGAACGGCGTGCTCGTGCCGTCACCGAAACCGAGCACTTGATTGCTGACGCGCCAGTCGTTGAAGTCGCGGAACCGGAAGGTGTAGGCCTTGCCCTCTGCGACCCAGATTGCATCCAGCAACGCCGCGCGCTCTTCCTCGTTGAAGGTCGCCAGCTCGGCGCGGTAGCGATGCAGCGGCATGTCCATCAACGGCCGCCGGCGCGTCACGCCGGAGCGAAGGCGCTTCTCCAGCGTGGCGAAGTTCGGACCGCCAACGAACCCATAGCGGTAGTTCGTGTTCAGGCGAAAATCGATGAAGCTGTCTTCGTCGAAGGCCATCACTTGAACCTCGCGCCGCGGCGCTGCTCACGGGTCACGTTGTTTGCAATTTGCAACCGCGTCGACGTGTCCACTCGCCCGGTCACAGGCACGTTCACCACGTAGGTGTCGCCACCACCGCCGCCGCTCACCACCGGCACCTGGCCGCCGTTGAGGCGGTCGAGGAACGAACGGCCGAGCATCCGGGTGGCCTCGGCATTGATCACGTACTCGCCGCGATGCACGACGCCGGCCGGCTCATACTTCCCGCCTGCGCCGGTGTAGCCGCCCGACGCGAAGCCCCAGCCGCTGCTCGACCAGAGGTCGAAGATCGTGCCCATCGCTTCGCCGCCGAACTCACCACCAGCTGCGCGGCCGCCACCGAATAGCTGCCCCAGCCACTTCGACAATTGCTGCTTCACCACGAAGGCGGTGATGTCAGCGGCCAGGCTGTTGAGGAACCCTGCGAAATCGCCCTTGCCCGTGGTAATGAAGTCGGTGATCACGTCCGACAGGCCCGAGAACGCGCCGCTCCAGATGTCGTACATCTGGCCCGCGATGTCGGCCGAGTCCGCGACGAAGTCCTGCACCGCGGCGGTCGCGCCGTTGCGCCAGTCGCCCATCGCCGCGGCGCGCTCTCGCTGGTAACGCTCTTCCTCGACGATCATCCGGTCGCGGCTCTCTCGCAGCGCCTGCTCCTCCTCGGCGAGCACCTCGCGCTGCTGTGACGCTGCCCGCTTGTGCAGGTCTTCGACCTCCTTCGCGTACTGGCGCTCGATGTCGAGGCGGCGCAGCGCCTGGTCAGCGGCGTCGCTCCCCATGCCGTAGCGCGCGAGATCGAGATTGTTCTGCTCGCGCTGGATACCTTCGCGCGCAGTGATCTCGTCCTGCAGCTTCGCCAGTTCGCGCTTGGCCAGCACTTCCTTCTTGTGCGCTTCGGCGAGCTCGCCACTGACGCGCAGCTGTTCGAGCGCCGCGTCGATCTCGGCACGCCGCCCAGCCGACACCTTGCCCCCGATTCGTTCCAGCTCCTCCAGCACCTGGATGCGGATGCGCTCGCTGGCGGTCAGCGTTTCGGTGCTGCGCGCCTGCTCCGCGTTGAGCGCGGTCTGGTCCTGGACTCGCTTCAGCAGCGCCGCCGTCGGATCGGTCTTCGAACCCTTCCGCTGGGACCGCGCCTCGGCTTCGGCGAAGCGTGCCCGCGCATCGTTGACGGCCTTGTCGATCTCCGCCGCGCTCTTGCCCGCCTTCGCGCCCTTTTCCTTGAGGTCGGCGATCTCACGCTCGAGCTTCGCCTTCTTGTCGAGGTTGGACAGCGCCGCGCGGTCGAATTCCTTCTCGGCCTCCAGGCGTGCGCGCTCCGTGGCGCTGTCCACGGTGGCCTGCGGCTTCGCCTTCGCCGCATCCTCCGCGAGCTGTTTGTTGAGGCGCTTGATTTCGTCGTAGCGCTCGCTGATGCCCTTCTTGATGTACGCCGCCATGTCCGACGACGGGTCGAAGCGCTGCAGCTCATTGAATGCGACCGAATTGGCGCGCGTGAGATCCGCGATCTGCTGTTGCACCGGCGCAGCGCGGCCCACGCTCAGCAGGCCGTCCACTGCTTCGCGCGTCAGGTTCTTGATCCCGCGCCAGGCCTTTTCGATGTAGCCGAGGTTCTCGACGATCTGCGGCGTGCGATCGCCAATGACTCCGGCGTAGGTGCGCATCGCCTCTGCGACCGCGTCCTGCTCGCGCCCCTCCTCCTTCAGCGTCTCGATGCGGTCCAGCTGCGTGCGCGTGAGGAAGTGGTATTTGTCGTTCAGTTCGAGAATCGCCTTTACCGGATCCTTCCGCAGGCCTTCGAACTCCTCGATGGTTTCTTCGATGGCCTTGCCGGTTGCCGCGCGCATCTGTTCGGCGGCTTTCGCCACCATTTCCAGCTGCTCGCCGGTGAAGCGACCGGTTCCCGCAACGGCGGCGATTGCGGCCGCCGCGCTGCCAGTGGTGACGCCTTCCATGGCATCGAACTGGCGAGCGAGCATCGCGAGCTCGTCGGCGGTCTTACCCGCGTAGTTCCCGGTGAGGATCAGCGCCTCATTGAAGCGCGTCGCTTCCTCAGACCCCTTATGCCAGGCGAGCGCAAGCGCGCCAGCAGCGCCGGCGGCGATCGTCAGCGGGTTGATCATCCCCAGCACTGCGCCGCCGAGCGCGCGGGCCGCCGGCGCCACGCCGCCGAACATGTCGCGCAACTGGCCACCCTGCTGGAAAAGCACGGTGAGCGGGCTCTGCCCGCCCTGCAGCGAAGTGATGATGTCGGTGAGCTGGGCGGGCACGCCGCGGAGCGCGGCCTGCGCCTGCTTCGCGGACTGGCCGTACTGATTGAGCGCGTTGGCGCCAGAGCGTGTCGCCGCCTCGGCGGCGCGAATGCGCCCGATTACTTCGTCCTGCAGCGCGCCGGACGTGCGCAGCGTGGCGTTGTAGGCCACCTGCTGTGCGCGCGTTAGCCCCAGCGTATCGGCTTGGCGGATCAACGCATCCGCGCGCCGGCGCTCTGCTCCGCTGAGCTTCTGGTATTCGGCCTGGGCCGCCTGCGACATGCCGGTCACGCCGCGCTTCGCGCGCTCGATCGCGGGCTCCAGGTCCTCGGTGTTCACCACGATATCGAGGCGCGCGGTGCCGATGACTTCAGTCATTGCCGTCCCAGTAAGGAAAGGCCCGCGCGAGGCGGG